TAGACCTAGAAATCCATCAGAATACATTTCGATTGGAATGACCAGCGGGAACTTATCATAGACTGGTAGGATATCCTTGTACTTTGGATCGTAATGATAAAAATACATACGTCCAACGAATGCTTTCGGAGAAATTCTCGAAGCATCGTTTAGAACATTAGATCGATCTGACGGTATACGAAGTTTTCTTATCTTTTCTCCTAACCATGCTCTTGCGGCGTCCGTTCTTGGGCGTATATTCGCTGCGCTTAACTCTGCACTAATTTTATTAAGTAACGACATTATAGACCTAAATCTCTCTCTGTAATAATCTTAAATTTCCATTCTCTATCTTCGCAATATTTAAGTGCAGCATTCCACTTCGCTTCATTTACGCCCCAAGTCATTACCTCACGAATGTATCGTCGAGTAACTCGACTTTGTTGTTTTGGTGGTTTTGCTTGTACCAATGGCTTAACCTCAAGAATCATTGCCTCTGTTACTCCTGACTTTGTTCGCATTCTTACAAAAAAGTCTGGGAAATATCGATGTATTTTATTGTCAACTGGGGATAAATAAGGTATGACGATTTCTTCATTTGACCATTCAATTACGCTAGGATTATTGTCCAGGTGCACCATAACTCGGCGTTCCCATAGCGATCTATACCAGACGTTTGTAGGATCACCTAAATATTTATTGGTATTTTTAGGACTAAATTTACCACTGTAAGCCATCAACTATTTATAGGTACAATTAATGGCAATCGATCACAGTTCTAGATTATTTAAACGATTAAAAAGACACAATGTATTTCCTCATCTTGTTGCTGAAGATCTAGCAAATGGTGTTGAACATACACCTGTGGATAGATTAAAACTTCAACAAATGTTACCTGGTTTCCCAGATCCTGTTTCAACAATAATAGTTACTGGTCGACCACCAAATCAACAAGATTTAAATAATGTAATTGGATCAGATCCACAATCTGCGCCATTTACAGTCGATAGAAGTTACCAGTATAAAGCACCAGATAATGCTGCTAAAGCAACAACTCCAAGTAAATTAGAAATTAAACAATTCCCATTGAACTTATCTTCTGCGGTCGGTGTTCCTTATGTTTTGTTTAAGATATTTAAATCTGAAACAGGACCAGTAGAATCAACAGACGCGACTACCGTATCGTTGGTTCAAGGCGCAAATAGGGCAGCAAGTGTTGTTGCAGGTATACCTTTAGCAACTGCAGCAACTGCAGCAGTTTTCGGCGGTCAGGTTGCTGGATCAACTGGAGCAATAGCAGCAGCAATCGCAACGACTGAATCTGGGCAAGGTGCAATAAACAATGTCGCTTCACAGATTTTTGGATCAGAAGTAAATATAACCAGTCAAGCCAAAAATCTTGTGAAAAATTTTGCATTAAAACGCAATATACAACAGCTTGAAGAAGCGATTGCGCTGTTTATGCCAGATGGAATTACATCTAATTATGATCATGAATATGATGTTTTATCTGTTACAGCAACATTAGGAGTTGCAGGATTTGCAGCACAAGCTGCTGGATCTGATGGTTTTGTTGGTGACGCAAATCCATATATCGCAGAAGCAGCTGCAACATTAGCAAGCAAAGTTATCGGTGGCGAGGATTTTGCTAAACTCGGATTATTTGCGACTACAGGATTGGTTCGCAATCCACAAATGGAATTAATTTATAGCACTCCAGTTCTTAGAAAATTTACCTTCGATTTTAGATTAATCCCGAGAGATTCAAACGAAGCTGCAGCCATCATTAAGATTATTGATGACTTCAAATTTTTCTCTGCTCCAGAAATTTTAACTGGCACAGGTGGTAGGTATTTAATTCCCCCATCACAGTTTCAAATAGAATTTTACAAAGGCGATGGAACAATTAATGATAAACTGTTTAAAACTAAAAATTGTGTTTTAACTGGTGTTAGTGTGGATTATACACCTAATGGATTCGCAACATTTGCAGATGGTATGCCTGTTGAGATTAGAATGCAGTTGAATTTCCAAGAAACTTCAATTATTAGTAAGAGTGATATCTATTCTACGACATCATTTACTACAGACATTAATAGCGGCAACCCTGTTCCGATTAAGATGGGATACTAATGTATTTTAGAAATTTTCCTAAAAATTTATATTCTTTTGACTTGTCTGGTGCAAGTCCAACGACTGTAACTAATATTTTTTCCAGATTTAATTTTAACAGCAATGTGCTTAACAACGCATTCGCATTTTACAAATATCAATTAGTCGACGGCGATACACCAGAGATTGTTGCGGCAAAAGTATATAACGATCCAATGTTGCATTGGGTGATCTGTTTAACAAATAATCTAGCAGATCCATTGTTTGATTTACCGCTTTCACAGGACGCGCTAGAAAGAAAAATTGTTAAGCAATATGAATATTCTTCTATCACAGAGGCATATTCTACGATTAGTCATTACGTTCTAGAAGTAAAAAAGACTTTATCCGAAGTCAATGGTCCAACAACTGTAACAACTAGTAATAATATTGTAACACTTGATCAGTATAACTATTCTTCTAACACTATAGTAACACAGTCACTTAACACGACAACTACAGAAAAAATAACTTTTTATGCTAATAACTCTAATGCTAACAGTGCAACTGTCGCAACACTAACAATAGCATCTACATACAAACCTGTTTATGTATATGATTATGAGGATAATCTCAATGAAGAAAAACGCGAAATCAAAATACTAAAACAGGAATACATTGGACCATTGACTTTGGAATTAGAAACGGTGCTAAATGGCTGATCTGAGAAAGGTATCTTCTAGTAAATCACTAGCAGTTCTTGAATGCAAACTTATCGGTTCGAATGGGCAAGTCATAGATCTAAAGAATCCTTTAATCTTTAACACCATTCAGATCTATGAGAGTATTTACTCCCCTGTAGTTACTGGAACAATACAATTAATCGAAGGTGTTAATCTTTATTCATTGCTCAGTATGCACGGCAATGAGTATCTGTACATCTCATTCTGCCGTCCTGGTGAAGAAAACAAAGATTCGAGATATACTAGAACATTTAGAATTTATAAATCAGATCATCGATCGAGGCATCAAACGTCTCAATCACAAACATATGTTTTGCATTTTTGTTCAAATGAATTAGTATTATCTTCAGGGCAAGTAATATCAAGAACACTAGAGGGGTTGAGTGCTGCAGAACATGTTTACAACATTCTAACGCAAGATCTATTAGCAAATAAAAAACGTGTTAAAAATTTTGAAAAATCTCAAGGTATTTTCAATTATACATTCACGCAATACAAACCATTTGAAGCGATTGAAAGATTGTCTAAATATTCCTATAATGAAAACAATTCTCCATTTTTGTTCTTTGAAAATAGAGATGGATACAATTTTATTTCGTTAGAGAAACTAGTAAAACAAGATCCAGTAACAACATTAAACGCGAGTACAGCGAATTTCGCTTTAGATCCCAACGAAGCTCCGTTTGTTACTTCTAATGACATTAAGAAGTTTGAGTTCGAGCAGGGGTTTAATGTGCTAGAAGGTGTTAAGAATAATGCATTCTCTGGCAGATTGTTTACGTTAGATCTTATTCGACAAAAGTACGAACGAAACGATTACAGCGCTTTAAATTTTCAATTGTTACCATCTATGCTAGATGGATATCCGCCATTTAACGACGCAAAGAATAGAGAAGGTAAATCATTGTTCCAGGACTACGATGGAGTTCCAGATTATTTTTTGACAAATTTAAACCAAAACGAAACATCATATTTCGTTTCTAAAGGATACAAGGTTATTAACACTAACATCGAAAGAATTCATATGCACAGAAAGATGCTATTGGGTTTGTTAAATAACACTCGAGTTATGTGTCAGATATCTGGTAATCCTAATTTATCTGTTGGATATGTGGTTGCATTTAACATGCCAGCATATATGCCAAATAAATCAGATACAGCCACAGATCCATACAATTCAGGTAAATATCTGATCGCGCATGTTAGACACTCAATTACACCTGATGATATTGAAACTGTTATGCTAATGAATAAAAACTCAGTCCTAACTCCGTTTGATGCTGCTTCTAATGAGAGCAGAGATTATACTGTTGCGAGAGACTTTTAATGAACGCTGACTTTCTTGGATTAAACAATTTTGTCTGGTGGTTTGGTGTGGTCGAGAATCGTCTCGATCCACTAGAACTCGGTCGATGCCAAGTCCGTTGTTTCGGTTGGCACACTGAGGACATCAATCAAATTCCTATCGATAAATTGCCGTGGGCGCATCCAGTTGTTCCTTATGGTGTTAAGAATGTACAACCACCGCCAGAAGGAACGATGGTATTTGGATTTTTTGCCGATGGAAAAGAAGGTCAGTATCCTATTATTATGGGTACAGTTCCTGGTGTTCCTGACGAGATTCGCCAAAATAATATGGGATTCACTGATCCATATACAGATGAACAGAAAGCAGCAAGCGATTTCCCTAGAAAGATTAAAGAATATGCGATGCGTACCGACGCTCGTGGTCTTTCTTTTACAAACGATGTTGCTAAACGCAATCCTTCCAGACTTAACGAACCAACTGTATCTAGACTCGCCAGACCAACAAGAGTTAATGCTGAGAATGGAACATATGTTGGCGTAGATCCTGCTTCTATTGCAAATACGACCATCGAAATTCAGCGCAAGACTCGTTATGCCAACGTGATCAGTGCTTCTGGTTATAAATGGAGCGAACCTTATCCATCTTATAATGCAATGTATCCATTCAATAATGCTACGGAAACTGAATCTGGGCATGCATTTGAGATGGACGACACGCCAGACTTTGAGCGTGTGCAGTTATCACACAGAACTGGATCTACACTAGAGTTTATGCCAGAAGGGCATACCAAGATTAAATCTCAGAAAAGTCGTTATGATGTGACTATGGGCAATCATTGTTCCTATGTCAACGGTAGTAAAGAAGAGACAGTTCAATCTGACATGTTCCTTCGCATCAATGGTAAACTTGTTATTCAATGCGCAGGATTAGATATCTCTTCGCAAGGTCCAGTTAATATTAAAGGAACCGACGTTAGCATCAAAGCCGACAATAATCTAAATTTAGGATCAGGTGGCTCGACAAGAGTTTCTGGATTTGATGTCGAAGTTCTCGGTTCGAATGCATTTAGGTCTTTCGGTGGCATAGAAGCAACGATGCAAAGCGCTGCAACAGCATCAGTCGGTGGATTGAACACATTGTTGAATGGCGGCACGATTGAATTTGAAGGCATTTTGTTGAAGTCCACATTTGGAATTCACGACTTTTTAACGCCACTGCCAGTCACTGCTAAACTCGGTAAAAAAGCGAAGTCCGCTAAAGCGCCAACGAATAAAGCAGCTGAGTTGGGTCCACGCAACTCACCATTTAATGCAACTACACCAAAGACTGATCGTTTCTCTGTTATTGAGACTGTCAGCACAGAACAAGTCACAGAACCTAAGACGCAGTCTTTAGGAATAACACCAATTATTCCTACGTTGACTGGTGAAACGATTGCTAAAATCGATCAGATTACAGGCGCATTGAACGTGAAGATTACAATTCCACAGGTTAATATTTCTAATGATGCAGAAAATCCTTTACAAGTTTCAACAGAGACAGATACAGGAACAATCGAAGCACCAGCGTTTACTAGTGCAGCAGCAACTGCGAATACAACAGCAGGATAAATAGATGTGCCTGCTCGCTGAAGATGTAACAAGATATAACTTAATTATGAAAAAAATTGGATTCTATGAGGCTCTATCAGAATCAGATATCGAATTTCTTAAAGAGCATAAGATTGAACATATTTACAAGTCATATCAAGTTCTTTTAGATATGATGAAACAGAGAGGTGCCGTGTCTTCATTGGTAAAATAATCGGAAAAATTATTAAAATTGTTCTCTGTCTAATCGGAGGATTACCGTTACTTCAGACCTTGGCGATTATGTTTACAGGGAAACCCATTGCATTCTCAAAAGGCAGTTTCGGTGGCGGTAAGTTCGGAGAATTAGCAAAGAAAATTGCTGAAGGCATCAAAAACGGCAAGGAATGGTTAAACAACTTTAAGAAGGATTTTATTAATCCTCTTCTTAACGGTACACTCATCACTCAATTTAAGAGAGATGAGAACGGTAACATTCTTCGCGATGAAAACGGTAATGCACTAGTTGAAAAATCTACAGATTTTTTGTCACCATTATCTGACCTTAATGCAACCATTGATCGATATACTGAAAATAACTATGAAGGATTACAAGCTGCTATTCCTGCATTGTTTAGTAACACCGAACCATCAATCGTATCAGCAAGAAATGCTTTATTAGACAGACTTGGTAAAGTAAATCAATCAACATCATATCGCATCGGTCCATTTAATATTGGTGAACTCAGCGAAATTGGCACTGTTGCAGACACCAGTTTCGTGCAGACAATGCGTGACTTCCATGACCACACCAATCAATTAGCAGGTGTGAGTTATGACAGTGTTAAATTTACGCTGCAAAGATTGTATGGCAACGTCACCATTGCAGGCGCATCAGCAAACATTGCATCCTCAACCATTGTTTCGCCTAATCTAAGATCAACAGTTTATCCGTTTACCAATATTGGCGATCTTGTTATCATTAACAGCGAAGAACGTCGTGTTATAGATAAAGGATTTACCGCTGCTCCTTCTGGAATAGTTTCTGTATATGCCGACACGGTTGCAAATAGCGTTGTTGTAACCAGCGCATCTGTTGCAGTATTAAACTTGGCTGATTGTTTACTTGCTACCAGCGGAACACTAAAGGTTGGAACTGGTGTCTTTATTAATGTTAACAACGAGATTCGTCAGGTAAATAGTATTAATTCGCTTGGTGATTATCTTACTGTCCATATTCCATTTAGAAGCACGGCAACTGCTCAGACATTCTTTAAAGAAACGACGTTTACAGTTAATACTGCATTTAGCACAACTGCAACAGACCAGATCGTTAAGATTAAGTCTGAGTTTATTGCCAATAGTCTCTGTCTAGACAATGTAATTACTGGTCGCGGCACATCGTTTACCACAGATCTTGTTGCAAACAATAAGATCTACTATGATGAAAAAGAATACTTCGTGGTCTCGGTTACAGATACAACTATTGTGGTTGACGAACCATTAAGATTTACCAATAACTTCCCAATCTTTAAGGTCACTGGCGAAACAGCAGCACTTAATTTTGCTGAGGATAGCAACTCTCCAGACGATATTTTAACCACATTTAGTTTGGTTGGACAATTGACCAATGAGAAGAACTTCCTCAATGGGTTTACAACCAGAGTCAGAAGAGCAAATGGAATTTACCAAACAGTAAATGCTGCCAACGCATCAGACTCAGCACAATCTTTATTGCAAGCAGAACTAATGCGTAGGGGTAATCTATTACTAAAGGAAATGATTAATGACCTTCGTGGCGATGCAATCAATAAACTTACAACATCACAGGTTGTTGCCACGTTAAGTGGATTCGAAACTCGAATTTTAAATATTCGCAACGAAGTCAAAGATGCCATTGAACAGGATCTTGCTGTCATTAACAAAGTTAAAGGTCTGCTCAAGGGTCTAATTAAACTCTTTACGACATCTTGCTCTAAGAAAAAACGCAAAGACGGTGATGGCACTTCAGATGATTACATGGATCTAATCTTAGTTCCAAATCCAGAACGTCAGGGATGCGATGCCACAGAAAGTAACTTTATAGAGATTTTAGATGATATTGACATTGAGTTTAATGATCCAGGAACTACCAATCCAAATATCTTCCAACCACCTTCTGGCGAGATTCCAACAAATGATATGTTGAATCCAGGAGATCAGTTGGTCGGTCCATACCCACCAAGACCTACCGATAACATTACCGACGACGGATTGACTGGTAATCTTGATGGAATTGATCCAAATGTCAAGGCACCTGAAGATCCTTGTGCTAAACCTTGCTAAATATAAAAAAAGGTGTGTAGATGGCACTAACGACCAGAGAATATAAAGACTTAGATTTAAATTTTAAAGCGCATCCAGTCACAAAAGACGTGGTTAAGCGAACTGGCAATGCAGCTATTATTGGAGCATTGCGTAATTTAATCTTAACAAATTTGTATGAAAAGCCATTTCAACCTATTTTCGGATCTAGAGTTCGTGGTTTATTGTTTGAAGATGTCTCATTTATTACTGCAAACATTCTTCAAACTGAAATTAGTAATGTAATCGCCAATTTTGAACCTCGTGTTGGGATTGATGCGATTCGTGTGCAGGCAAATCCAGAACAAAATCGCTACGATATTACTATTCGATTCTTCATAAATAATCTCGAAGCACCAATCACAATCAACTTCTTCCTAGAGAAGGTCCGTTAATGGCAAACACTGATCAAAAACTTGTAGTTTCTGAGTTAGATTTTACTCAGATTAAAAATAATTTAAAGAATTTCCTCAGAGACCAGTCTGAGTTTTCAGACTTTGACTTCGAGGCTGCAGGTATTAATACCCTATTAGATATTCTTGCATACAATACGCATTATATGGCATTCTATAACAACATGATTGCTAATGAAATGTTCTTGGATACTGCGTTGCTTCGAGATTCAGTGGTATCTCATGCCAAAATGCTAGGATACACGCCTGTATCCTCAGTCGCATCGCGAGCGACGATAAATTTACAAATTACTCGCCCGCAAGGTAATACACAAACAACGCTAACCTTACCCAGATTTACTCGATTACAATCAACGCCACTTAATGGTGTATCGTTCACATTCGTGAACACAGAAGCGAAAACAACTAATTATGATCCAACTTGTAATCGTTTTTGTTTTGATAATTTGTATATTTACCAAGGTCAACCATTAACCTATACATTCACATATAATTCTACTAACAATCCAACTCAGTCATTCGAATTGCCAGATGCTGGTATCGACACATCATCTTTGGAAGTTTTGGTACAAGAATCATCGACGAGCCTTAAGACTGAACGATTTACATTAGCGACAGATGCAACAACAGTCGCTTCTAACTCTGCTGTGTATTTCATCGATGAGACGCGCAATGGCAAATATAAAATTAACTTCGGCGATGGTGTAATCGGTAAGAGTTTAACAAATGGTAATATTGTAGTCGCTAACTATATTAAAACAGATGGCGCTGCAGCAAATAAATCGAACGCATTTAGTTTAATAGATGCAGTTGGTGGATTTACAAGTTCTATTGTTTTTCCGATTGTGGCGGCTTCTGGGGGATCTGGTCAAGAGTCTGTAAGTAAGATTCGATTTAGTGCGCCAAAAGCCTATGTTTCAAACAATCGCGGTGTTACGAAAGACGATCTTGTTGCACTTATTAATAAAAATTATCCATACTTCGAAGCAGTTAATGTTTGGGGTGGTGAAGAAAATGATCCACCTGTC